TTAGTTACTGTGCGTGTTTCGAACTTCTCACCAGCGTTTGCACCACGGGCAATGATTATATCATACATCTGACCATCAAACACAAAAGAAAAACTGGGAAACTTAGAACTGTTTGGAGATACTTCATTGTATCTGATCTGTGTAATGTTAGTATCAAGTCTCAACTTATTACCCAGATGGGCAATACAATCTTTACTCGTATCTTTTTCTTTGTTTATGAGGTTTAACCTATACTCTCGATAACGTTTATCGTTAGAGCCAGGTTTGCCTTTTGGAAACCGAGGGTTGAGTTGATAGTTCTTAAGCTTGACCATCTCGTTTATATTGTTGCCCAGTTTCTCGAATACTTCAGTACTCATCAGTAGATTCCACTTCTTCAGTATATCTACGTATTTATATCTAGATTAGTGGCTCGTATCGATAAGACCTTTTGCTCTAACTCGTTAAGTTCCTTAAGTGACATTTCCTCGAATCTATCAGCGATCTGCCCCCACGGCTCTTTTGCGACCCAATGTTCCATTGACCTCAACTTACTTAAAGACTGGGCATCAGTCATAATTTTAGACTCTTTCATGCGTCATCCTTACTTACAAAATTATCCCATCTATAGAAAGCCTTTCGGTCACTGCACCAATGCCATCCTGTATACTTCTGGTCTTCTTGACTCAACTCACTTTCGTAATAATTCCTTCCATCCTTACCCACTATTAATTCCATACTATTTCCTCTTAATGTTAAATCATCTTCTCGCTCTCGTCTCTCTTTGGCTAGTGTAAACTGGCGCCTTCTGGAAGCTTGATGTATTCTGCTACTGTTAGTGACGCTTCTCCTTCTTGGCATGTCCTATGTAGCCCTCCTAAAAGTCTGATTAAATATCATTTCTACAAATACCGCTGGAGCACCAGACAGACGAACTGCGGTTCTCTTTACGTTCTCTTCGTCATATTTATCATAGGCGCATTCAAGTATTCTAGCTTCATGTAATGCCTCAGCGACTGCGAGTTCTAATATATTCTTTCCCATAATGTGCTTCCTCAAATGATCTAATACCGTTGTGTATTCCTCTCGGATACTCTCCAGAGAACTTTAACCGCCCACGTTCAATAGCGATCTTATGCTTATGATTATGCACCATTTTGTCCCAGTTGTCAAGTACTTTCTTTGATAATTTATCGAAATACGAATCTGTTACGATAGGACAATCTGATTCGTGATATGAGTACAGTGCCATGATGTATAACGGCACTGCCATGTTGATGTCACTGTCTACAATGTGTATAAATTCAATGTCCAATAGGTATTCTCCTCTCAAACATAAACTCCTTTACCATTTCCTTTTCTAAAGCGTATGCTTCGACTTCCCATGGTTGCTTATCGTATTCTTCGTGTATGGGTATACCGAACCAAGTAGAAGGACTTCTTCCTTCACCAGATACAAGTCTTCCGTCGATGTATTGTTTAACATGAACTAACTCGTGAAACAGGGTCGCTGTCATCTGTTCTATGCTGGTGTTCCTATTTATCTCTATAGAGTATTCCAACTCTTTCTTATCCATATCCATACAGAATCCAAAGTGTAATTCGGACTCTTGAGAGAGGTATTCTATATTGACGTAGGTGTTGTATGGCAGATCCAAATAGTCCTGAGCAAAGGTCAGAGTTTCCTCTAACAATTTCTTTGACAATTTTCTTGGTTTTCTATACGTTGAGTATAACATTTCTCACTTTCGGGTTTTATAATTGTATAAATAGCAGTATGGGTGCGTGTTAATGTTTTTAATTAAACAAGAGGCAAGTGTGATCGTTTATAAACAACTCACAGAAGGAATAACTGGTGTAGCATCAAGTATGCAGGTGGGGTTCCTACCAGTCACGCAAACTATTTAAAAAAGACAGTCTTCACAGATTGTCTTTTTTTTCGTCTATAAACCCTTGTCCTTGTAGTCCTTAATCGCAGACTTAATAGCATCTTCAGCTAACACACTACAATGTATCTTAACGGGTGGCAAAGCAAGCTCTTCGGCTAGTTGAGTGTTCTTAACTAAGTTCGCATCAGAGAGATTCATACCTTTGACCCATTCAGTAAGAAGACTGGAAGATGCAATAGCACTCCCACAGCCATAAGTCTTGAACTTCGCATCAGTAATAATATCATTCTCTACTTTAATCTGAAGTCGCATAACGTCTCCACATGCTGGTGCTCCTACCATGCCAGTACCTACAGTTGGGTCATTTGGATCCATTGTCCCGACATTTCTAGGGTTCTCATAATGATCTAATACTTGTTTACTGTATGCCATAAGGCACCTCTATTAAACGTAGAAAGATTCTCCGCAGCCACATTCGCCTGTAACGTTAGGGTTCACAAATTTGAAACCCGCATTCAGACCCTCTTTTACCCAGACCAACTCTGATCCAGCTAAATATGTCTTACTCTTTTCATCAATCACTAGTGTTACACCTCGATCATGTATAACAGTATCATGTCTATCCATATTGTACGAGTACTCTAGCACATAGGCTAAACCACTACAGCCAACTGTACGAATTCCAACTCGAATGCCTTCGCAATCGGGTTTGGCTGCCAGTCGATCTAGTAATGGTTCATACGCAGACTCGCCTATGGTAATCATCGCACTAGAGTCAGCGCCATACCCATTTCCATACTTGTGTCACGGGTCTCTGCAAAGAACGATGGAGTATTACCATCAAATCCTGAGCCTTCGTTCAGAAGTTTAACCATCTGTGCCGCAAGTTCAGCAGTGCCAGTATAGTACACTGATAGACCACTAGGCTTCTCAAGTACACAATACTCGACAGGCTTATCTGTTACAGAATAACTCATTTACGCATCTCCTCTATTTGCTTTGCTAATCTATCTATATCTTCACGTAACTCATCGATCTGGGTAGCTACGTTTGGATATTTTCTTTTCCAAGCAATGCCTTCTTTATCGAGAATATCGATTCCGTATCTCTTAGTTGCCCAATCGGCAATAGAATCGAATTGATTATAGCACCAAACTCCTGCACGTGTGTCTTTAAACCACGCTGTTGATGCGGCACCTAATAGGGCGCCTGCTATATTACTAACCATCCACAACCACATATTATTCTCCTTATTTTAGTCCGCCAAAGTCTGGCTTACTTTTGGGTTTATTTTTACGATACGATAAGATGTTATCCTTATTCTCTCCTCGCTCTGCTTTCATCCTCTCTCCAAAAGCTCCCTTATCTGCAACAGGACCGTCATCAACTATGCCTTGTTGAGCAGACTCTTCGGCGTCATACAACTTCATCTTAGACCTGTCAACGCCAATGACAAATCGTTTCAGATAATTAGTATCACCCCATCGATTCTTTAACTGCTTGACCATCAACTGACCAAGACCTTCAAGTTCTTCTGTCGATATCAAACCAAACATAAAGTCAGCAGTTGCAGGTAGACCAAACGACTCAGACGTATCTTCGAGGTTCAAGTCTGAACTACTGTAACCCGTACGAGTTGTCTGTGTAGCACTCAGAATAGGCACATTAAACTCAACAGCAAGACCACGAAGTTCTTCAGCAATCGCTTTGATCAACGTATAAGAGTTGACATTACCACCAGCTTTCATTCTAGAACTAGTACATATATTTAGATAATCGATGTACACGATATCTGGAGTAAAGTTCTTTTTTAGCTTCAATTCGTTCAATAGGTGTCTAAAGTGTGAAGAACCAGCAGTAGCAGTCGGATACTCTTTAACGATCAACTTACCAGTAGTCTTAGCTTTGACTCGATTGATACGCTTCATGAATACATCTTTAGGCATATCTTGTAGACTGTCCATAGTAGCATTCATTAAGTTAGCATCGATACGTTCAGAGATTTTCTCTTCAGCCATTTCCATAGTGATATACAAAACATTCTTACCATCCATAAGATTGGCTGCCGCACAATGCGTCATGAACAATGTCTTACCAACACCAGTACCTGCTAGACAGATACTCAGAGACTTTCTAGATAAACCACCTTTAGTGATCTTGTTAAACAGATCGAGGTCAAACCCAATCTTATCTTCTTTACTATGATAGAACTCATATCTACTTTCGATATCTTCTAAGAAGTCGTGACCAATAGCCTGATCGAATGAGACACCAAGAGCCTTAGATAAAAGATCAGGAATTGACCCCTTATCCAAGTCTTGGTGTGCACCGTCTAATACGAGAATTGCTTCACGAACTGCATTGAAGACTGCCTTATCTTGGCAGAACTTCTCTGTCTTATCTACGATCCAGTCGATATCAGTCTTCTCATCATACTCTAAAGCATTGATGGTTTCTACGATGGTCTTATATTGATCATCGCTGATATTGTCTTTTTCTTCGATAGAAATACGCAGGGCTTCCCGAGTGGGAATCCCATTGTAATCAGAGATATACTTGACAATGGATTTGAATATCGTCTTGTCAGTGAAGTCACCGAAGTACTCCTCACTTAAAAACGGCACCACTCTCCGCATGTAATCTTCATTATGTAATAAACCCGCAAGGACGGTGTTCTCAATCATCTACTAAGACCTCCTCGATCTTAACATTAGTTTGGTCATCTAACATAGGACCATTAGCCATAGTGTAACTGTTCTTAATGTATGTGGCAAAGTCAGTCTTCTCAAACATCATTAGCCAGAACTCATTGTTATCATGTATCTCTTTAGCTCTCATCTTAGCAGGCATCAAGACTTCACCAGTAGCTGGATTAACAGCTTCGTACCAACCAACATTTGGCTTAACTAGATAACCACCAGCCTCTGCAACATCCATCAGCCCAGACCACTTAGAGATACCGCCTTCAAACGTAACAGTAACAGGGATCTTAGACTTCTCACGAACATAACGAGACTTCTCAATATTGATGATAAAGTGGTAGCCCTTAATCTCAGTGCCAACCTTCTCTTGCTGACGACCAATAATCCAAATAGAATCAGCAGAATAGTAAGCACCAGTACCGCCAGACACAACATCTTTAGGATACAAGCCAATCTCTTTGTACGTGTGATTTACTGCCACAAGTGGAATATCTTTCAAATTCAAATGTGGTGTGATCATACGGAACAAAGACTTCATCTGCTTTGCACGTGACATATCTGCAACAGACTTACCATCCATAGCGTCATCAACTTCTTTCTTAGAAGCAAGGTTACCAATAGAATCGATAACGATACAAACTTTATCGTCTTTGGTTATGCCCTCTAACTGCTTCATAATATCAAACTTCAACTCTTCGACATTCGTAATAGGTGTGTGGATAACTTGATCCATGTTTACACCAAACGATTCGAAGTAAGCTTGAGGTGTACCAAACTCAGAATCATAAAATAAGATTACAGCATCTTTGTTCTTCTTCTGATATGCGGCTGCCATAAGCAACGCAAATGCGGATTTAAAATGCTTTGATGGACCTGCAAGCATAAGCAAGCCAGGTGTCAAACCACCGTCTACACGACCAGACAATGCTACGTTTACCATAGGCACAGGTGTCGGTGACATTTCTTTCTTACCATAGACTTTAGAATCCATGATAGATGCTGTTAATTTAACTGTCGAATTTCTCGCCAGCTTCTCCATTAATGATGACATAATTTACTCCTCTATTATATATTTTCGTCTGACTAGTATAACATCAATCGTTGTAGATGTCAAACAGTTTCTTTTCAAATTGTTCAATTTTATCTGTGCGGTTTGGCCAGAGGATGTACTCTTTCTCTGGGTTTGCCTTTAGATTATTAAGCAAAGGCACTATAGCATTGTAGAGATCATCTAGTCTCTTCTGCGTACCCTCTGCGTTAGATGCTACTGTAGTAGCTGTGGTTTTAAGTTCCTTTACCGACTGCAACTCGTCTTCGTCTACTGCCGTGAAACCAAAGTCAAAAATTTCATTTGTCATGAGAAAAAACCCTCCAATGAGTTTATGTATTCTAGTTCCCAGTTGATGGCATCTGATACCAACTTCAAGGGTTCTTTGAACGTCTTGTTAAATTGTGTTTCATAATCTACATATTGATGCAGTCCGAACTCTTCTGGTAGGAACTGTGCAAATGATATAACATTCTCCATAATTGGATTAGGCATTTTCATGTAACAGAACTTCACTTTAGTACCATTCTTGATCTCTTCAGTATTCAACTTCGCTTTCTTTAGTTGCTCATTATATAGTAATGCGCCACGAACATGAATTGGTGTGCCACTTTTATAAGTAATGTGCTTATCTTTCCACTTAGCAATGTCGCTCACGCCACGAGGAAACGAAACGTCTTCTGGTGGTAAAGTCTTAAACTCTTCAAAGAAATCTGCTACGAACTTCTGTAGTTCTGCTTCAGTAGAGTTCAACATCAACTTGTATGCCTTAACAAACTTGTCACGTACAACTTGAGGCGTAGAAGACTTAACAGCTTCGATGCCCATCACTTTAAGTTTTGGCTCTGCGTACTGCACACCTTCGTTATTATGAACGTTCAAGATGTAACGCTTCTTAGCCATCCATATGCCCTTATCAGCAATAGCCTCTCGTGCCATAACCATACGATTTTCAAAAGCATTCATTTGCGTGAACATTCTATCATAGGCTTTAGCTAGAATAGGAACGATCTTTTGCTCACAGGCTTGGTCGATAAACTTTACTGGATCTTTAGGATTAACAGCATTGACCAGAGGCTCCATGTTCACGTATAACGAATCAGTGTCCA